CACCAGTGCGGTGATGCCCAGCACAATCCAAGTGATCGGGTTCGCGAATAACGCCGCAGTAAAGCCCCAAACAGCCGGAATGAGCTGTAAAAAGGCAAACTTCGTCATCAATAACAGTGTTTTGATTAATGTCAGGCCAGCACCCCAGCCGACCATTAAAAAGCTATTAATGCCCACCACAATCGATAAGGCTGAAACTGTGGCAATCAGGCCAAAAATGACCAGGCCGGCGCCGCCCATATATTTCGTGAGTGTGGGGAACATTTCAGACCAGCGCAGCATGCGGTTAGCTACATCACCCAACAAACCAAGAACGGGCGTCAGCATGGGAATCATAGCCCTACCCAGTACCGTTTTCATGGCGTTCATGGCCTGCGTACCCATTTCAAACGGATCGCGAATTTCTTGTGCCATTTGAATGGCTTTTTCCATGCCTTTTTGCTGGCCTAGCTCCTGGATATTTTTATTGAGGCCATCCACATCGCTAGCCAGTAACTTGATAAGTGAGACGGCCTCTTTAGTACCAAAGGCTTTTTGCAGCATGTCGGATTCGGCGACCGTATCAATCTCGCCAAACTGGCCTTTAATCGCGTTGAGAATATCGACCATCGGCAGCATTCGCCCCTGGCTATCGGTAAACTGTAGCCCCAATGCCTCTTGGGCTTTACCCACGCCCGATAAAAACGCGCGATATTTAGTGGCCGACTCCGAACCGGACATGGTGGACTGCAACTGGCCGAGTATGGCCATCTGTTCATTCATGGCCACGCCATTACTGGTCGCTTCAGCGCCTAAACGACCAAACGCCGCCGACATTTCGCCACCGGTGGTTTTGAATATCTGCACGGCTGCCGCTGTTTGGCCTGCCAGCATTTCTACCCACTGGCCTTTGCCCATTTCATCCGCACCATTTTTAAAAATGCCATACATGGTGCCAACGTAATCGGTGATGGTGGCCGCGTCGGCCTTGGTGCCTTTGGCTAGAATGTTACTGGCATTAGTAAAGGTGGCTAACTCATTCCCCACCAGACCGCTAATAGCCGATTGAATGTCATACGAGCTACGCACAAAGTCAGCGGCTGACTCGCCATATTGCATGCTAAATTTCAGCGAGGTGGATGTGAGTTGTTTTAATGTTTTATCAGCAACATCAAGCGATTTCACTTCACCTAATGCCCGATCCATTTCTTTGGCAGGTGTTAGCAAATTATCCAGGGCCGCACCGGCCCCCCATATTCCCGCCGCGCCATAGCCGATTTTTTTATAACCGTCTTGCACTTTGGTGGTCATGGTATCCATTTGCGTCATGATCTTGCCGGCAGGGCCAGAGGCCATGTCGGTCAGTTTCACAATAAAATCGAGGTGTTGTAATGCGTTCACGTTGCTATAAAGCCTTTTGGATGCCTGCTGCGACGGCGTTGCTCATGTTTTCCCAATAGCGTTTTTCCAGATATATCGCTTCGCCCATGGTGTCTTCATTAATCGGTTGCCCTGGCAACCAGTGATGCACCAGGCATGTCACCTGGTGCAATCCGTTTTGTTCTATTTGCTTTGCGAGTTGGTCGGCTTTCCCAGCGTGACTTTCACCGCGCTCGAAAACTGTTTATTGAGTTCACCTGCGATTTGTATGCACAAAAAGCCGTTCGGCTTACCATCAATCAACACAACCTCTTTCAGCTCATCTTTTTGCTCCGGCTTGATGGTTTGCATAAGCAAGTTATAGCTAGGCGCCACTTTGTCTTGTGCATCAATTGAGTTGATATAACGGTTGGCATCATCCACGCCAAAATCAAAATCAAAGTTCTGATCGTTTAGTGAAAGTGTGGTTAAAGGCATGGTTTAGTCCTCGTTTTTAGTTTTAGAAAGTTGTTTTTTGAAAACGTATTTTTCGTACCACTTCTGCAGGCCTTCTTCGAGCATGAAAATCAGCCTGGACCCCATGTGGCCAGAAACGGCAATCATGGCCGCAGCCAACATCGGTGGAATCTTTGCCGCTTCACATAAAAAGAAGGTGATAAGCCCTGCAAATGCCGCGGTTACAATCTCCCCGACCAATTCTGTAATCGAAAAGCGGGCAATCTTGCCCATACGACGCTTGCGGATATAACTCACTACACCGCCCATAATCGAAAGTAGAAACACCCAGGAATACGTTATTAATGGGTAAGCCGTTGGGTCTTTCTCAATCATTCGCTCTGTTCCTTGTTGTTCACTGAGTTCCACCAATCGATTAAGGCGTTGCATTGGTTTTTGGCCTTGTTGTACTGGTTGACGGTGCCGAGCCCGTAGTCGATGAGCTCGGCTTCTGTAACGGTGGAAGGTCGGGTATCGGTATCAGCATCGATATCGGTGGTTTCGGGCATGTCGTCACGGGCGGCACTGTTGAACAGCCGCACAGTGCCATTAGACAGATTGCAATCACTGTCTTTTTGCTGAATAACCGGCACATACTTCGGCACCTCTTTGGTAATGGTTTTGTAAACAATCTCGGTCTTTTTTTGCTTTTCAATCAGCTCCAGTTCCTGCTGACGGTCCTTTTCGTATTGTTCGTCGGCATCTTCCAGGGCTTTGGATATCGCTTTTGCCATTTCAGCCTGAACGCCCCTATCGCGGTAGTCGTAGCCCACAAAAAAGCTGGCAGAACAGCTTGCTGCAAATACCGCGATAATCAGCCAGTTCATAGCTGTTCTTCCGTGAGCAGCGTGTAGCTAAACGATGGTCCATACATCGATGCTGATTTCTTGGCCAGAGCCATTAACAAATCAAAATCACATGGATCAGCTAACACCTGGCAGCCGGCAGACCATTTATCCACCTGCAGCGAGATGTTATTCACGCCGGCACGGTGCAAGTTAATGCCGAATAAGCCCTCATCAATGCTGGTTTCGGCCATATCCAAAGCCGTATCGCTATCATTGTCTCGATAGACCTTCATCGGTTTACGTTGAACCAGGGCGTTGTATTTCGCCTGGTGAGGACCAATCTGCCACACCCCCCGATAATGACCAGGCACCACAATCGCCGTGCCATCTAAATTAAGCGGGTTTTCACGGTAAAACAGACCAGGATCGGTCGTGGCTGGAAACACATGCATCACTTGCTTTTTGTCCAGCTCGTACAGCACCACAATCACATCATTAAACGTGTTGGCATCCGTATCATGGCTACGCACACCGATAATGTTGAGGTTGTAATCACCCTTAAAAAACGGGTAATCGTGCTTTTTCAAGGCATCAGTGATGGTCTTTGTATTGAAGCTGTTCATGCTTCTTCCTCAGACTCGATGCTGCTGACTTCAACCAACTGCACATCACGGCCTAATAGCTTGCTGATGCGTTGCTGTTCCAGTTTTTTGGCAAGTTCTTCCTGTGCAACGATGGCATCAAGGCGAATCAATTGGCGCTGTATGGTCAATACCTGGATATGTTTTTCCAGCTCTTTGATGCTCATGTCTTTTATTGCTTTGGCCATGTCGTCACCTATAGTTTGAAAATTTTATTCACGCCGGCATCCCAATTCAGGTTGATGTCGCCGCCATTGGGTGGAATCGGTAAATCCGCACTTTCATCGTTGTAAGCAATCAAACGCGAGGTGGCTTCGTTTCCTGTGTCCTGGTACAAAGCAATCGCTTCAATATCTGCACCGGTGACTTCCTGAAACACCACGTTCGCTGCACCGGCCACGCCTAATGCTTTGGTTTTACTGGTTAACGCATCACTTATCGATACACGCGCTGCAGCGGGAATATCAGCCAGAAATTCATCTGCATCTATGCTCACGCTGTAATTAGCCGTATCAATGGCCACCACTTTGATGATGTCGGCATCCCAATCGATGTCGCCGCCTAGAAAACCTTCACGGCCTTTGCCGTATAAACTTGCTGTCATAACGTTTACCGCCTAACTTTTGCTTGAATTAACTGTTCCCAAGTGGCGGTGAGTCCTTCGCCCTGGGCCACGATGTGTAATTTGTAACGCTTGCCTTCTTCTAAGGGTGTGTCCGGTGCTAATAACGCCCGATAGCAGCCGTCTGATTCCTCAACGTAATGCAGCGTGATGGCATCCGGTGTCACCACAGATACGCCTTTTGATGTGTGCAACGTCGCCACCACATTCGCTGTGTTGATGTATTCATCTGTAAAGACGTTACGCAGCCCACGAAGCTCAATCGTGTTGGAATTTGCCAGCAGGAAAACATTCTCAGTGGCCAACGTTCACCTCCACCACGCCTAAAATTGGCGGACCAGTGAAAATGTCGGCGTTCATGTAGCCTGTGATTCTAGATCCACCTTTTATGCTGATAGCACCGAACGTTTCAGCCGTTTCTATGCTGTTTAGCCTTAAAACATGGTTCACATTTTCAATATTGAACGGCTGCACCTGTTCGCCAGGTGTAATGCCTGGCACGCTGAAATTGACTAGACCAGTTGAGAAGTGAATATCACCCAGCGATGACGACTCGTTGATAAAGGCAGCCGAGAAGCTAACAGCGCCAGGTGATAACACCGGTAAACCCACAAACTCTTGAGAAGGAATGGACACAAGAGAGACATTCGAGCCGCCAACAGAGAAAGTGGGGTTCGGCACCACGGCATCCCCCTCGATGCCAGGCACAGAAAACGAAACCGCACCAGGTAATAATTCAATATCACCCAAGGCTGATTGACTCAGGATGGATGACAACGCCAGAGAAACGGGACCAGGTGAAAGCGTGATCACCCCCGCTGACTCAGACGAACCGATACTATCCACATTGAATGATTGAGTCGGTGCCGGTGTGTTGGTTTGTCTAATCCAGATAGGCGATAACATTACGCGGCCTCCAGGAATTGGTATGGGTTTATGTGGAAGTCATTCAAAGACAAATTGCCATCAGAGAAAATGATGCATCTATCTAATTCCGTGATAGTGCTGACATCCTGACTTAACGAACCACCTGCCTGATGAGGATTTCCGCATAAATAGAAGTCAGGCGTAGATATGTTTACTAGTCCACTTGCAGGGATAGAAACTTCATTGTTTGAGTACAGTTCTTTTAATGTAACTTTCGCCCCGTTATAACTTGCTAAAAATGCAAACCTGTCACCCTCAGAGAGCAAAACTACAGGTGATGTCGTGTAAGCGTTTCCACCTGCTACAACCTGCAATCTAATGCTTCCTGGAGAACCACTACTTTGTAGCAAAATTCCTCTTAATGATGAAAGATTACCTGCAACCCCATAGCTGATTATGCAGCCATAGCTACCAGAGCTTTTATATATGCCTGATACGAAAATAGTGAACGCTTTCGAAATAGAAGGAATATCAGCATAAATATAAGAACCTAGAGAATATGCACGAATGTTCCCCTGTTCAGTGAAAGAAATATCACCCACAAATGAGATAGGCGTATTCCTCAATAGCTCACGTCTATGTGCTGAACTTGGGAAGAAGTCAGCAATAATGCTTTTGTTTTTAGCTTTTTGGTTCAATCTCACAGGCACAGTCGGCTTACGCCCTGGATACCAAAGCTCAGGCGCTGTGATTCTGTTATCGGGTAGATAAACGCTCACGCTATGCCTTCCCGTTCCATGTCCATGGCGTTAACGTCAGCACGGTCGTGCCACTTGTGGCCACACCAGAATCATTCTTGATGTAGAACTCACAGTCATCGCTGATGGTAATGCCAGGCAATGAAATAAATTGCTGGGTACCGACCGCATTTAATGGGAATGAACCAATATAAATATGCGGAAAATTATCACCTGGCACCGGCGCGTGATTGGTGCCTTTGATGTTTTTATCACGACGGTACAGATGCACTGATTTGCCACTGGTGGCCAGCGTTGGCAATGTAATATCCAAAACGGCATCCGCGAACCGGACCTTGTCGGTTAAAACTAAGGCGGTAGCTTGTGCTTCTGTGCTGTAGGCAGCATTGGCTATCGATGTCGCTGCACTAATGGCCGTATGCTCGGCTTGCTTTTCAACAATGGCTGCAGAGGTATTAATCGTCATGATTCACCCTCACAAAAGCCACGTTTTGAGCAGTAATAACAGGTAAACCAACTGACTCGGCAGGGCTGACCAGGTATTCACCTATCGCTTTAATAGCGTTAGCTTCTTGCTCAGTAATTACGTTGTTCAGAGCCAGATCATCCAGTTGAAAACGCACGCTGTCCAAAGCCACATCAATACCACCCTGGGCTGGGCTCATCATTTCCAATGTTTTCGCCAGTAAAGATGAACCTGCAGCGGCTGTTTCAAGCTTGGTTAAAATATCCGTCGCTGCTTGTGGTCCGAGCTTGTCCATCAATGTGCGTGTAGTGATAAACGTTTGCTTCAGCTGGGTGACTGATGGTGAGTTGCACCAATCAGCCACAACCTGATCATCTGTTTCACTGCCAGGCATCAACGCTATCACGGCTTTGAGTAGTGAAAAATCCATGCGTTAGTCCTGCAAATCCCGTGTATCGTCTTCACTCAGATATGGCACGCCGTTAATGCGTACAAAGTCTGAGCTGGTGACATCAAACGGCACTTTGTGCTTGGTTTTCTCGCCACCTTTTGGATCAACGTTGAGCAAATCAGAGATTTTCACTCGGCAGCCAAACAGCTCGAACTTTTGAGATTCATCCAGGGCTTTACCTGTTGAAATAATGTCGAAGGTGTCCATACCTCTCCAGCTGCCTGCTGATTTGGCGGTTTCCACCATCAAATTAAAGTTACGGCTATCAAGCTCAATTTCACCAGAGCAAGACACATCACCATCGACATAACCATCAGGCACACCATGGGTATAGGTTGCGGCACTGTTATCAGTAATCGTCGCCGTGAAGTTTTCAGCGTGGATCAATAAATCGCTGAACATAAAGTCAAAGTTTTGACCGGATAAACGTTTAGACACGGTTTAATCTCCTATGCAGTTGGATTATTTAAATCCAACACAATGTTGGCGGTGAGTTCTTTCGGAATTTCAAAAGGCCGTGCTTTCATGAACGCCTCAACCTTTTCGCGAGTAACCCAGGTGATGACAATGTCACCCTCAACTGGCGGCTTTAATTCAGCAGGAAAAGGAATGCCCTGGAACACCGTCGACTTACTCATTTCACGCAGTGGTCGCATAAGCTTATTACTCGCCCAGGCTTCACCATTTGGTGTCGAGTTAAAACGACGGTTACCGGTCAAACCAATTAACACCAGGCGAACAGCCCGAGCCGCTTTATCGACTACACGCAGGTTTTCCAGCACTTGATAATCACCCGCTGGTGCATCCAGCGTTTGAGCATCCGACCAGAACACGCCAGGATAATCAGGGAAAAACGATGGTACTGAGAAGCGTTGGTCATTCAACGCTTTGGCATGGGCCATGTTGTATCGCACACCGTCTTTATCAACGGGTAAGGTGGTTTGATCCTGCCCCACTAATGGGCCAGTTTCGACGCGCATTGGCGTGTCAGCCACGCTGACACCAGAGTTACACAAACGGCCAGCGATAATGCCAACGGCATCGTCATAGATATACGGCACAGGTGAAACCCGATGCGCTGAGAGCGTGTCGGTTAGGTTGTTCACCGCAGTGATGTATTCTGACCAGGATTCATTTTCGCTATCGATACCGCGCACAGCACCAATAAAGAAAAGACGACGGCCATATTGAGCTTCGATATTAACTGCTTTAGTTTGCATGGCAGTAAAATCAGATGCCTGAGTGACCGGTGTACAAATCACCGCCCCTTCAACTCGGACATTTTCATTCATGGCCATGTCAACCGCTGGATCCCAAAGCGCACCATTAGCCACCGGCACAGCCACAGCCGCCCAGTTTTCACCGGCATTTTGTCTGGCTGCAATGAGCTGTTGCTTTAGCTCTGAATCGGCTTCGCCAAGTTCAGCATCTAAATCGCTATCAGTATTTAGGAATAACAATTGATCAACATTGGTCGCTGCCACACCGATAAACAACAAATATTTCTCGACCGTTGGGAATGGGCCTTGCTGTAAATTGAGCGCATTGACCGTAATTTTAGGTAACGCCACGGGCTATCTCCTGCTTAATTTGTTTTAAAATGGCATCAAAGTGCTGCGTAATGTCGGCCTTGGTTGCCCCTAAAAATGAGCGTGCCGGCAGCGTGGTTTTCCATGATGTTTTTGGACTTTCGCCCGCTTGCTCACGTAACTGACGTAACAACGAACCAGCCTGGCCAATGGTGAGGTTTTGCGTTACCCACTTAAGGCTTGGCTTTTTGCCGTTCTTTGATTTGCGTTTATTGATGGTGAAGCCGGCCTCACGTAAGGCGCGTGCCTGGTCGCGTGTGGCTGGGCTGTCTTGATTTTTTGCACTGTTTCTTTTCAGTGAGCGCGTGGTCACGCGCTGTGTGTAACCATGCTGTTGCTTAGCCGCTATACGAGCTGATGAACGCTTATAAAAACCGACCACGGCCTCAGTGCCATCTGCGCGGATGACTTTGAGCTGTCGAGCGAGTTTCAGTAGCATTTTGCTGCCACCACGTTTCTTTTTGGCACGGGCTGGATATGCCTGGCCAGAGAGGTCCGTTTGCGTGCGAACTCGGCGTTTGCTGTCAGATATGGCTTTTTTACCCACTCGTGCAAGTAATCGACGGCGAAGCTTTGTTGGCAGGCCGAGTATTTCAATCTGCTGTTTAAGCGTCATCAGGCCGGTGACCTGAATACTTAATGTGGGATTCATGTTCTCACCTCACCTTCCAGGGCATAATCAATACGCACCGGTGCCAAGCGATAACGTTCACCGTTTAACCGTAGTGGTCCAGCAGGGTCTTGGATGATTTCCACGTCTTCAACAAAATCGATGTTGATTTCTAAATCGGCCGTTTGGTTATCCAGGATGTCGATATCGGTTTCAGGTGGATCGAGCTCCAACTGTTCGCGTAATTCGTCGTTATCGATTAACCAGGCAATGACATGGCCGAATAACAGCTCGGCGGGATGCTCCTGGTGCGGGAAACGCTCAATGACGATGGCTGCTGTGTAATGCAGGCGAAACAGCACCATGCCATCGTTGCCCATATCTTTGGCCACACCAACGAAACGGGCATTTTCTGCCCAAGCATCGATGTTTTCAGCCGCGACCATGTTCAGCTTCAGCACGGATTCAGTGATGGCTTGTAACATCTTCATTACAGCAGCACCGCGTGAAAACCATGCGTTTTCATTTTTGGGTTATCAGGAAAAAATGTATTCCAGAGCGATGCAATGGATGACTGGCTTTCATCGAGCCAGAATTTTTCTGTTTGCTCAGATTCTTTGGCCTGATTTTCAGCTACTTCTCGGCGGTTCATGCTGATGAACTGTTGCAACAGGAACGCTTTGGCACGGCTATAGACCGCCGCTTCATAGTGAACCAGTAATAGTTCACTGCTCACGACGGGTGATGAGTTTGCAGCCAGGTAACTTTCAAAGTCAGCATAACCGAGCGTTAAAAGGTGTTGCTTTACAGGGTCCAGCGTTTCATTCACACGCACGACGGCCAGGCTTAAGCCTGTGCTGATCGTGTCGTCTGCAATATCTGAAGGCACACGGTATTTGCTCATCAAATCAGCCGTGGACACATCAGGCCACCACCCATCATTGGTGATAGGTGATGCGCTTGCTAGTGATGGTTTTCCCGTTAAACTCATGCGAACCCTGTGTTATGTAAGGTGCCGGAACAAAACACGAACCACTTCTAATACAGCGTTGGAGTGCTTCGTTTTTTGCCCTGCCCCGGCGGTGGAGCCTGTAAAGCGGCTGAATTACTCTTTATCAGCCTGGGCTTGTTCTAACTTCTCAATTTCTTTGAGTGCTTTACTCATTAGTGTTTTGGTGCCATGCCCTTCTGGATTAACCTTTTGAGTCGCTTCACACCAGGACACGCAGGCTTTAAATTCCCCCTTCAGGAAGGCATTCTTTGCCATCATGTTCAGCATTTTGCTTTTCACTGGCATCGCCAGTTCCCACTTCGCATCCAGTAGCACTTTCACCAAGTTATCCAGGTACGGGCTGGCTGTTTTCTCTTCCTTAATTTGTGCACTAGCCCAGTCATAGGTGTAATCACAAATGAACGTTTCCATCGTGCTGCTAAAGCCATGCGGCATGGTTTGCTTTGGCGTTTTCACCAGGTAAAACCCCAGGTGTAAGCCTTGCTCGATATCACCGATATCGAATAACCAGACCATCATCATCACGGCCACGCTGTTCGGGTAGTCGTGGCCATTGGCCATGTAATCTTCAACAAACGGCATATAGTTCGGCAGCAGCTCTTTTTTCATCGCTGCTTTATCTTCTATGGTGTCTTTGGTGCTTAAACGCTGAACATCGGTCTGTAACGCAGCTTGGTATTGTTCAAGCAGTTGTTTGAATGGCTTACCATCACCAGGCGTTTGAAAATGTTGATTAGCGTCCAAAGTCTCCTGATTTAGATCAGGTTGATGTTTCAACTGAATCGCCTTCAATTTACTAATCGGTTGCTCAGTCTTTGGCTGGCTCAGTTGCTTTTCACCACCCGGCTCTGCTCGCTTTTGTTTTAACTGTCTTAATTTGCTCATTTCGGCTCCTGTTTATCCCTGACCGGCACCCCGGTCAGGGAACAGTGGGTTGCATTGCTTCAGGGTGTTATTCGGCTGTTAACTGAATACCTTCGATAAAGGCGGTCAATTCCTCATCCTCAACCACATAACCTTGGTTCGCTGAGTTAAAGTCCTGCACTTCGTCTTTCTCTGGTTTGTCTTTTTGCAGGCGACGAACCGAGCTGTCTTGAACGTAAATGGATAAGTTTTTTAGTGGTGTGACGAGCACTTTTCCTTCTGGGAAGAAAGGCGCATACATCGTCGGCATGTTGCCGTAAGCCTTAGTAATACGACCGGACAGCATGGCTTTTTCCGTCGGTGTATTACCATTGGTTTCGTAATAGGTACCTTCTTGAGAAGACAAAATGTCTGAGCCAACAATAAAGACCAAATCATCACGGTTACGGTGATAAATAGGCAGCATCTGTCTGGCTTCATGAGCCAACACATCCAGATTTTTAAAATCAGCACTACCCAAAACCACTTCATTAGTTGCAGCGGCTAAATGCTGCGAACCACCATTGAAATCACGAATCTTTTGCAGCCAACCAATATTCATATCTTCAAGATTAGGGTTAGCATTGATGTCACTATTTGTGGAAACTGATGTGCCATGCCAACCGATAGTCAGCATGTCGTTACCAATGGCTTGGCGAACAAGCTGCATATAACGAGAAGCAAAATCAGGGAATTTCGCCCAGGCATCAATCAAGGCATATTTAATGGCCACATCGAATTCTGTTTTAAAGCATTCGTAGCCTTTTGAATCCGTATCGGCCAAGTGTTTTGGGACACGTTCACCGGATCCGGTGGTATCTGTTCTACTCGCCACACGGCCAGATAAGAACATGCCAACCTTTTCGCCTTTTAGCTCAGCAACAGGCACAGCCCCATTAATCTGACGAAGGAAAGGATTACCATCTTCAATGATCTTGTTATAAATGGTTTGCGCCACTGTTGGCGTAGCAGCGTAATGTTGACCGGCCGAAGGATTACCCGGTTGCAGCCCGAAACCACGAGCGGTATTAACAAAGTGGAGGTCTAATGCTTGGCGACCTTGTTGAGATAAATTCATGTCTGATTCCTTACTGATAAAACGGAGTTAGATGTAGTCGTCAGCTTTGAAGGAATCACCTTCATGCTCACCGGCATTGGTGCCAGGTTGTTCTTCCAGCGCGGCTTTGAACTGTTTGGTCAGCTCATCAAACTTGGTTTGCAGTTTGTTAAAGGCTTCAGC